GGAATGCGATTGCCTACAACTGGCTCGTTGACGAACGCGGAGTGATTTACGAGGGGCGCGGCCCAGGGATCGTTTCTGGCGCCACCAAGCATTACAACTTTAAAACAGAGAGTATCTGTTACACAGGCTACGGGGGCAAGAAGCTCCCTGAGGTCGCCCTCATAAGCATCACTGAAGTCATTGAAGACATCCAGGGCCGATACGGGGGGAGGGTATGGTTGAAAGGGCATCAGGATCTGGCTGCGACGAGCTGTCCAGGGTCGGAGCTGTACGCATGGTTGAAGAACGGGTGTGTCGTCTATGAGGGCAACCCGTCAGGCATCGACTTTGAGGGCATCGCACGGTACCTGCGGGACTTGGGCAACGGGTTGGATGACGCCCCGTTGTCGAGGCGTCGCCGGTCCAGGGGCCAGTTGGTGCGGTTGGCGCAGAGCCGGCTGAAGGACCGTGGTCATGACCCTGGCGGTATCGACGGGGTGTTCGGGCCGAAAACGAAGGCTGCAGTGAAAAGTTTTCAGCAATCTTTAGGGTTTCTGCGACCGAACGGCGTTATCGATGGTTCGACGTGGGACGCTCTGTTCCTCTTGTAGGAGGTACTTTCATATGCCCAAGACCACTGGTTACGGCACGTTCGAGGAAACATTCGGGTCGCAGGACGAACAGCTCTATGACTCAACGTCCTCGTTCAACATGTGGGACATGAGTCAGAAGGCGAAGAAGGCTGCCTCGTATCTACGCAACACCAATCTTGGCAACGCCAACAGCGGTGGCCGCCCGTTCGGGAAGTAGGACACGATGAGAGATGGTTCAACTCCGAAGGCTGTGAAAGCTGCCGCGGTGCTTGTCACCGAGACTACAAGCGGATCCATTTTCCGACCTCCCTCTGGTCCTTCCAGAGAGTCGGCACGCAAGGCCCTGCGGGACTGACGGTGGGCAAGAAACGCCCGAAGCCTCGTTACTGACAGTGCCTCTCAAGGGAGGGTCTGATCGTGCGACTGTGTCGCACAACATCGGCAAGCTGATCGGTGAGGGTTATTCGAAGGATCAAGCAGCGGCTATCGCCTATTCGCAGGCTGGCCGCGGAAAGAAGGGGAAGTGACTACTTCATCAAAGTTTTCGTGGGGGGCATGGGGTGAACGGGCAGCGTGGACTGCCGTGCAGGCTTTCACTGCTGTCATCGTCATCGGCGATTTGTCAACGATCCGCACTGCGGTTATTGCCGCAGCGTCGGCGTTGCTGTCGGCGGTGAAGACTCTGGCTAAGGAACGCATCGGGTCGTGAGTGACGAGGCGCCACTCGATTTCGAGGTGGCGTGGTCTTCGTGGTTCGCGAGTCCAGTCAGGGAAGAACTCCAGGAGGGTATCGCCACTGAGTTGGAACGCACCAGCGGCATCTTCGACGTTGAGGACGGTACCCACGCGAAGTGGAATGGTCAACGCCTCGGAGTGTTGACGGTGTTCACCACTGACGAACTCATTGCGTTGATGTGTGCGTGGGAGGAAGCGGAGAACGGCAACTGGTTGGCTCAGAAAGAAGTGCTGATCTGGTTGGAGAAGTGGATGGAGTTCATCACTTGCTGCGTTGGGACTGCGCCACCTGATCCAGGTTAGAGCCTGTCGAACCGTTCCTTGATGACAGGGTCGGTGAGGAGCCGTTGTCGAAGTTCCGCGATGATTTTGTCGCGTCGTCTTGCCACAGTCGTTTTAGGCATTCCAATAACGCGGCCAACAAAACGCAGAGACAACCTAACGACAATAAGCATGTCGAAAATCCAGCGGTCATCTTCCTCCAGGGTGTCGAGGGCGTCCGCTAGGGACTCCCGTAGGGCGAGCTGTTCTAGTACAGATTCTTCGGGGTCGCTGTGGGGGACGCAAGCGATGAGTGCTTCAAGCGGCGAGAACGCCCGTCCGAACGCTGGCTGTTGGTAGCGGCCGTGAAATAGGAGGGGGTCGTAAAGGGATTCTTTGCGTCGTCCGTCACTCGTCACTGCCGTTGCTCCAAGGGAAGAGGGACGGCTTGAAGCCGTAGTATGCTTTACCCTCTCGGAACGACCCTGGGGTCGCTTCTCCCTTGTCAATGAGCTTCATAATCGTCTTCAATGGAATGAATGCGTACTGCTGTTTCGGGGTTGACCAGATCCACAGCCAGACAGGCATTTGCCCGTCCCACATGGTTAGGGCTGACAGTTTCTCTTGTTTGAGTTTAAGGCCTTTGGCTCCGCATCCCATGACTTCGATGAGGGTGTTGACGGTGACATAGTCGGGGGTGTACCGCATGAACAGTGGCAGGGTTTCTATCGAGTAGGGCGGCCGGTTGAATCCGTATCGTGCCCATCCTTTGGTGCGGTCCTCGAATGCTCCTTCGGCTTCGTCACCCATTGTGTTGTATCGTTGTTCCCAGGACAGGTCGGAGAAACTCATCTGGGGATTTTTCTCACTAGGAGCATTTGCACCAGCCGGTCGTCGGGGTAGGCGACACCGTTGAGGGCGTCCTCGACTAGTTTACACAGATTGGTGGCGTCGGCGGTGAGGGGTGAGATGGCTTCGTCGAGGGGGCCGATGGTTACGTCGGTCCAGTCTGGGTGGAAGACGACAACCATGGAGACTGGTTCTTCGTAGTAGGGGCCGTCGTATAGTTCTGCGATGCGTTTCTCGGCGTCGAGGGTTTTCTTGTCGGTGTATGCGCGGCCCCGTGCGAACCGTGGCCGGCTTTTAGATTTGGGTCGGCCAGGGATCCTGAACCGGTAGATCAACGGATTTCCAAGACGCCGCCGAGCAGAACAACGACCATGATGATCAACAGCAGGGGTGACAGAACGGCCAGCATCGACAGGATGTACCAGAGCACCCCTCGTAGGCGACAGGCGAGTGTCACAGCCCGAGGCGTAGCTGGTTGCATCGGTCCAGCATCCGTTGGCGCCACGCCAGGGCATATTTGGGGCAGTTGCTACAGTGCTGGTGTGGGCATCCATCCATGGGGGGATCGTAGCGTGCAGCGAACGACCATGCCATCGAGTCGGCGCTGGTTAGCAGGTCGTAGTTGGCGGCGTAAGCACGGCCCTTCACGCCGAAAGCATGCATGTTGAGGGGGTACAGGGAGTGGATGATGCGGCTGATCTCGTCTGTGGCGCCGCGGCGGCACACTGAACCGAGACCGATGACCGGCTCGTTGCCAAGATCCACGCCGGCAGTCGTGAACAGGTCGACGCAACGCTGGTAGTCGTCAAGCTCCCAGCCTTGGAGAACGGGAGCGACGGTCATCCCCAGGAGTTGCCGTAGTTCGAGGAAGTTGTCGACGGTCAGGCGTTGATGGTCGGCGACGGTCAGGCCCGACGCCGCCAGGGCAGACGCCTCACACATCCAGTCCTGGGGGGCAGCCCAGTCCATCATCCCGATCTCGTCTGCATAGCGGCGGACCTGGGTGGCATAGTCGGCGGGGGACATCTCCCACCGGCCGTAGGTGTGGATTTCTGTGAATCCTCCGCTGTCGAGCGCCCAGTTGGTGATGGCCCGTGGCAGCGTCTTGCGGGGTGCCAGGGTGCGCCGCGACACGAACAGTGGGACGTTTACGGAGGCGAGCCAGTGGGCTTTATGGGTGCCGAGATAGAACACGGGCTAGCCACAGGTACATGCGTCGACCGAGCAGCACGGCCCTGGCCTGACACCACCGCACTCGGCGCAGTAGGGGTGGAGGTGGTGGTATTTCCACGCACAGTCGCTGAGACCACCCACGATTTCATGCTCGTTGTCGGCAGCGTTCCCGACGACCTGTTCGACCCATTTCTGGAAGAGCGCCACATCGTGTTCTGGGATGTCTTCCTCGGGAATGCCGTGGATGTGCAGCAGTGCGGCTCGCAGCTCGGCCATAACGTCAGAGTGGGCGATCTCGGAGATGGTCGCCGAAAGAACAACGGTCATTTCTTCGTTCATGTCATCGTCCCATCTTCGCACCAGCGTCATCGACCAGTTTGCGTAACTGCTGTTCGCCGCTCGCTCCGCGGGCTGCGAACTTCTGACCCCATTTGAGGTCGCATTGTCGGGTCCATTCGAGGACTGCGTCGGGCGAGTAGAGCTGTCGGAACAGGGAGCAGGCGAACGAGAACAGGGCGAGGCTGCGATCATTGTGGGTGGGGCCCTGGTCCCATATGTCTCTGGCAACAAACTTGAAGTCCGCGTCGACACGTCGTTGCGTGAACTTGGGGGTGATGATTGGTCGTGTCGAGGGTGGAGGCTGGTAAAGGGACGCTATTTTGACGATCTGTTGGCGTGTCACCATCGAATCATATGCTAAAGCAGTGAACTCTTCCAGAGACAGGTTGCCCTCAGTCCGCCGTACAGCCTCCTGACGGCCCTGCGGGCGTGACATCGCATATGGGAGGCGTATTCCGTTGCCGAAGCCCTTAGCGGGCATCGTGACCTGTTTCGGGTACACCTCTTTAGTTGGACTTCCGACTATCTGACATGCAGCAAACATGGCGTTGCGCCCCATCTGAGCAGGAAGGTTCTCTTGAAGGAATACCCACAGGTGGTACCCCTTCGACCTGGAGGCTTCAACCCAGGATCTGACACCCATCTCAGCGAGTAGTTCCCTCACGTTGACGGCGTGAACGAACGAGATGTCGCCCTCGTCCCAGTCGACAGCCAGCCAGCCGACATCGCAGCTCGGTGAACCTTCAACCTCCATCAGTGGGTACACGCCGAGGCGGTACGAACCCCACAGGTGGTCATGGGCGGCTTCATGGAAGAAGGCGCCGTCGGCCGGCATGGGTGTGCCGTCGTCGTCACGCCACGGTCGGAAACCACCGTCGACTGTTTCCTTCGCCAGGGCGTTGCCTCGAAACAGGTGACAGAACTTGTCGACCAGGGCAACGCGGTCGTTCACCGCATGTACCTGTCATCGGGAGGAATGTCGTCGTCACGGTAGGAACGGATCTGACCGGTGTGCGGGCACAGAAAATATTCGAAGTCGCCCAGCTTGTTGGGTGGCCTCTTGTTTTTTGTGATCCGAATGTTGACCGACACCGAGTGGTAGCACTTCTCCAAATAGGTGAGCGTCGGGTCATCTCTGCGGCGGTACACGCCGAGGACAGCGAGTGCTTCCTGCTCACCACCGTACTTGCCGGCGGTGATGCTGGCCGGCTTGTGCCGGTCACCTGAGCCTCGACCGGCCTGATGCACGACCGCTAACGGGATGGAAGCTTCTTTGCTCCACCGTTTCAACCCCTGCGCTTTGGCGACCACACCTGTGTGGTCGGATTCTCCTGGCTGGAGTTCGAGGTAGTCGACCATGGCGAAGTCTGGGTGACGCCCCCAGTAGTCCTGCGCTTCTTTCAAAGTGTCAGTCATTTGCGTGAACGTGAGCGCACCGTCGTTGATGAGGATCCTGTCGAACAGGGTGCGGGACGCTGAACGAACTTCTTCCAGCACGGTTTCGTCGCCGTCTTTGATTTGCTGCTCCAGCTCTTCACCGTTGCGGCCGTACGCTATGCAGTGCAGTTTCTGCGCCACCAGTTCCCGTGGTTCGTCAGGGGAGAACAGCAGGATGTGACTGTTGGTGTTGAGTAGTGCGTTGACTATCGAGTTGTACAGCACCTGCGACTTGCCGTTGTGCGAGTGGCCCACAACGAGAAGCATTTCGCCGCGGGCCAGGCCCCGCATGCACAGGTCAACCTCGGGGAAGCCAAGCAGGAACCGTCCGTCGTCGTTGCGGACGTAATCCACGAACGAGTCGAACGCTGTAGCGGTCGGTTCAATGTACTTGTAGTCGGGGGCGTCCCCGTGCTGATCCGAGGACGCCCCTTCGAGTCGGGCAACTATCTCCGCTGGGGAGAGAGCCGCTGGTAGCTCAGGCATTACGCACCACAGCGTGCGTGCATGTCCTCCACGTTGAAGGCATGGATGGAACCGTCGCCGGCCTGGATGCTGGTCGGAGCGTCCGACAACCACAGGCCGATCCGCTTGTTCCCGAGGTCGTACATGGCAGCACCGACCTCGGAGATGTTGAAGTCTGCTGCGTTGGGTGCGTAACCACCGTTGGCTTTGCCGAGAGCTTTCTTCCCAGCGTTATCAAAAACGATGATCTTGCCGTCGTCGGTCTTCTGGCCGGCGCACAAGTACGCAACGTTCCATGCAGCCTGGCGGCCATCGGTGACGAACCCGTTAGCGTCGAGTTCCATCTTCTTGCGGGCACGCCCCGCCGGCTTCGCCGCCGCAGGAGCAGGGAACGGCATCGATGCCGGTGGGGGTGCATCCGCGCCAGGAGCAACAACAATGCTGGCACCTGGGAACGAAGCCTGTACCTGAGCGACAGGGGTTGCTGCCGTGGTCATGGCTGGTGGAGCTGGAATCGGCGGCACTGCTGCTGCGGCAGGCGGTGCTGCGGCCGCTGCGGCACTGCCACCTGACCGGTCAATGATGGCGTTGAAGATTGTTTCCTCGCAGGCAAGGTAGTCGTTGATCCCGTCCCTGCCCTTGCCTGAACACATCAGGGCTGCCCCTTTCGCAGCAACCTGAGCGATGATGGACCTGTCTTTATCATTCATTTTCTTCTCCCCTTTCGGGATTGTCGTTACCAGTTCGCCGGCTTAGAACCGACGCCCAGGTACTTGCCACGGCAGGCAGCCCAGTTGGGACACCAGTCGTCAGAGCATTTCCAGCCATCGTAGCGCAACGGCCACGACGGAAGCTTCGCCTCGATTGTGTCAGCAATCGAGTTGCACATCGGAACGAGCGCAGCCCAGTCCTGAGCGGTACGCGTCACATCAACGACCTCGACCTCACCGTTGGTCAGGTAGCAGAATCGGAACGGTTGCGGCGACTCCAAGTCGCCACACTCATGGGCGCGAGCCAGCGTGTAGATCATGGACTGCAAGTCGTTGCGTCGGATCATCCATGGCTCATCATGCTGACCGGTCTTCCAGTCCCATGTCAGGTCCGCCTCATCCAGGTCGCGTGTGCCGTACAGAGAAATGCGACGCGCCTCGTCCTCATACAGCACAAACTCGAATGACTTCTCGACACCCACAGGGGACAGGTACGGGAACACCTCAGCGCACCACGTCCTGACCATCACCTCGGCCAGCCCGACGGTCGCCTCGGCAGTGGTCGCACCCTTGTTCCACTTCTCGATGGTGCCCTCGAGGCTGTCCCACGACCAGCGGAAAGCCTCAAGGATGTCGTCGGTGGACATCTCATAGCCGGCCATGCGAGCCGACAATGCCGTTTCGATGGCGGCATGCACGGCGGTGCCTCGCACCATCTTGCTGCCCTGCGTGTCGACAGCAGTCTTGTTGCGAATGGTGCGGGCCTGTTCAGGGCACGCCAGGAACGTATTCAACCAGGACTGTCGGAAGCGATGTTCGATCATGCCCACACCTGAGATGAGGGGTGTGACAGTCAGTGACAATCCGTATCTGATATCAGATATCAGAAGATGGCCCCAGGGGGCCATCATCAGATATATCA